ATGGCGCTGGTCTCGGCGCTGATCTCCTTGTCCAGCTTGTTCGCCGACCATGTGGAGATGTTGAGTTGCACGAGGATCGCTCGATCAGAGAGTTGCATGTTGTCAGTCCTTCTTGAAGGTTGGTGCGGCTCCGGTCACTCGGAGGTACGCTTGGTAGGCGAGCACCTTACGGGGGTACTTGCTTGCTACGAACTGGTCCCATGACGTAGGAGCAGTAGTGTAGACCTTGTGGTTGGCAGAGCCGGGCTTGACCCGGCTCCACTCGTCGCTCAGTTGCCTCACCTCGTCGTCGGTGATCTGCCCACTGGTACGAAGCCAGTGGACAAACGTCGGTCTCTTGGGGTTTGCGGTCACAGGAAAAGCTCCTTGTCGTTGTGCAACCGCCAGTACAGTGTCTGCACCGGAATGCCGCTGCGCCGCGACGCTTCCTTGAGAGGGATCATCTCACCCTCGTATTCAACGAGGTGCTTCACTGTCTTTCCTTTCATGTTCTCGGTGGTGAACAGTTCCGGTGGCTGCCACCCCTTGTTCAGCCGGTACTTCAGGACGTGGTAAGCAAGCCCGAGTTCCCTCGCCCACTGGGCAAGCGTTTGTGTCTTGCCTTCATGGGTGAACAACCTGTTGGTGCTAATGTTGTTCTGCTGCTCACGACGGGTAGCCCAGCGACAATTCTCTGGGCTGTAGTCACCGTCCACGTCGATACGGTCGAGGGTCATACCCTCTGGGACGTGGCCCATATCAGCGAAGAAGTTGTCGAACTCCTGCCACCGATCACAGACCTTGATCCCGCGGCCACCATACCTGTGATACCCACTGTTATTGGAGTTGGTGCAGCGATCTTTCATACCCTGCCAGACGCTGTAGATAGCTGTCTGGTACATACCGTGTACAGCACGGCGCTGGTTGCTCAGCGCGATGCCACAACCACAGGATTTAGTCAGTCCCTCACGGAGGGACTGACCACGGGCCATGGAGATAGCCCCACAGTCACACTCACAACGCCAGCGGCTCTTGCCGAGGTACTCCTGCACGACAAGGCGTCCGAACCGCTGACCTGTGAGATCTACGAACTTGGGCATACAAGCCTCCTTTAACTAGGTGGGCTATGTATAACACAAGTCCTATTCTAGAACAATACATCTTGGTGCTCCACCGCCCATGACGTGAAGGCCTGTGTGTTGGCCAGACCCGGCGTCTTGCGGACAGCGTAGGAGATGCTGAGCACAGAGAACTCAGCCGGCATCCGCTCACAGTACCGGCAAACACGTTCCATGTTGCTCTCACTGGCACGCTCAGCGATGGCACCGGACAGGGCGTAGAGGGTGGCCGGATCAGACGGCACGTCAGCGGTGTCGGGGTTCATGAGGATGGCGTCAGGGTTGGGCAGCTTGCGGTAGATCCGCATGAACCCAACGAACTCAGCCGCTGCACCCTCGCCGATGGCACCCTTGAAGCACTCGTACTCAGCCTCGGCAGGAACCTTGCCGAGTACTGCGCTGACACCCTCGACCCAGCTACGGGGCGTCGGGTTCACATCCCGCTGGGGGTCGAAGTCGTGCAGCAGGTGGGGCCGGAACCGGATGAAGGCGATGACCTCCGGAGCCACGTCATGATCGATCATCCACGTGGTGCTGTCGTCGAGGTGCGTCTCGAACTCGAGCACCGTCTCACGGTTACGGAGATGGGACAGAACCCGGTTGGCACCAGCCCTGTCGGACTGGCGGTTGCCGGTCGAGATCACGGTCCAGCCATCTGCCAACGGCTTGCCGTGCAGGGTCCGAGCCTGCTGGATGTTGGCCAGCACCTTCTGCAGATCGGCATTGGCTTGGTTGCGATCGTCGAACAGCAGAACGCCGCCGTTCTCGGTGCCGGGCTTACCCTTGTAGGGGAACCAGTCGGGCAGCTTGTACTCAAACCCGTTGTCAGTTGGGTATGGGATACCGAAGTCCTCCACCAGCATGGTCGGCATGTGCCGCTCGACAATGGGCAGGCCGAGGCTCTCGGCAACCTCGTGGACGATGGTGGTCTTACCACCACCGGGGGCACCCTCGATAGCGACCGAACGGCCGACGGGGATCAGAGCGGAAAGGGTGGATTTGAGAAGAGAAGCACGCATAATTCAGTCTCCTTGATGCGTTGATGGTCAGTGGTTGTAGCGACGGTGATCGGGTCCGAGCACCACGACGGCGCCATCATGGCGATCCCTCATGCGCTTGGCCTCTTTCTTGTCGTCGAAATACACCACCTCGCCGGTGTACTTCGAAGTGACGAGCTTGCCGTCAGGCAGCCGTACAGCAAACAGTTTCATGTTGTTCTCCGCTTGGTTGTTATTTGAGGTGGTTTGCCCAGACGCCTGCGACGTCGAACGTGAACACGATCTGGTGCTGCGGCACCTCGACGATCGGTATCTGGTCGTCGAGTACTGTCTCCTTGGTGGGGCCAACCGCCAGCTGCCCCAACCCGTTCGAGGTACCCCACGTACGGATACACCTCGCCTTGGTCATAGTTGCGTGGTGCTGTGACTGAGAGAACTCCCCGCACACAAACACAAACCCGTTGTTGATAACTACAATCTTCATGGTCTTCTCCTTGGTTAGAAGTCTGTATCGCCGTGGCCGTTGCCGTAGCCGTCGCCGTGGCCGTGGCCGTCGCCGTAGCCGTAGCCGTCGCCGTGGCCGTCGCCGTAGCCGCCGTAGCTGTAGCCGTTGCCGTTGCCGTAGCCGTAGCCGTAGCCGCTGCCGTCTTTGGCGGTGATGATCTGCCCCGGCAGCAGCCGGGGCCAGTACAGGTGTGTCATTCGTTACCACCGTCGCCGTAGCCGAGGCCGTAGCCGTTGCCGTAGCCGTAGCCGTAGCCGTAGCCGTAGCCGTAGCCGTAGCCGTCGCCGTGGCCGTAGCCGTAGCCGTGGCCGTAGCCGTAGCCGTAGCCGTAGCCGTCGCCGTGGCCGTAGCCGTAGCCGTAGCCGTCTTTAACGGTGATGATCTGCCCCGGCAGCAGCCGAGGCCAGTACAGGTGTGTCACTCGGTCCTCCGCATCCGGTTGAGTGCATTCTGCAGGGATCGGTAGTCCTCGAAGTACGGTACCGTCTCGGTCTCGTAGCAGAGCTCAGCTCTGTAGACAGCCAGCCGCAGGCTCTCCAGCTCCCTCTTGATGTCCACCCCCCGTTTCATCCGCCCAGCGATCTCTCGCCAGCCCTCCTCACCAGCGGTGAGGTACTGGAACGCCTGACTGGGTGACCACTCGAAGGGCTTTGGGCGACCCCAGCCACGGCTCTCAGCCCTCGGGTCGTTGTTGAGGCGTATCAACGTGTTGAGCCACGTCTGGAACGTGTAGAAGTTGGCGTCACGTAGAGCCTGCTTGGCCTCTTTGCGGTCGAGCCTCGGCACCTCGAAGGGCTTCTCACCACCGACCAGCGTCCAGCCTGTCTCTGCCGGCTGGATCAGAGCGTAGTCCGGGGTGTTGTAGTACCGACCACCCACCTCAGTGATGTGGTTGGGCAGAGGGTAGTCCCGGTCCGACCAGTGGGTGTTGGTGTGTGGTCCGAGAATGGACCACATGACACGGTTGGTGAGGACAGAGGGGTAGGGATCCAGCTCGATGAGGTTGTTGTACCCATCGCCCCCGCTTTTGTACCGGATGATGTCCGTCTGGTAGAGGCGGACCACGATGTCGCTGTTGCTGGGGTCCTGACGAATGGTCAGGTTGTCATTACCACGCCTCGCCAGAGGACGGGTGTTCTGGTCGGATCGACCACGGATGGGTTTGATGGACTGGTGTTTCTTGAGGGCAGAGTCGTAGCTGAGCATACGGTTGCCGGGGAGCTCGAGATTGCTACCAAACATCGCTGGTCTCCTGTAAATCGGGGCTTGTCTCATCAGTGTGCTGGTAGCCAGCCAGCACAGACAGACCACCGGTGCGGCGGTCTGTTTCGACGTCAGAGTTCCAATTCCAGAGGGGCACAGCTGACGTTGTAGTGGATGTGAAGGTGGGTATATCCATACTCCTTGAGGTGCCGACGTTCATCGACAGCCACCACTTGGTTGTGGTAAGGGCTGGACCGGGTCGTGATGACGAACTCCTTACCAGCGGCCCAGTCATAACCAGCATCAGCCTGACTGAGGTAGGTCCGTCGACGAGGACGGACCGTAAGGATACGTGTCTCGTTGAGGTCAGCAAGGTCGGCAAGTTTGGTCCAAGTAGTCACAGCACCACCTCCTTGGACTGGGAGCCGAGACGGAACTCGATGCTCGTATAACCCATGTCCTTGAGGTTCGGCTCCTCGTAACAGTCAACGGTGAGGCCAGACAGAGGGCCGTAACCACGGACGAGGACCGGTTTACCAGCATGGTAATCACGGATAACTTGGTGGATGTTGGTGTAAACTTCGTTGGAAGCGGTCGCTTGGACCGACAGCGTGTCCAGTTTCATGGTGGTCTCCACATGGACGGTTAGAAGGGATCTTGTTTACCAGCGGGGTCTGCCCCGGCGGCGAAGCCATCGTGGCAGATCCGGCCCCGGCTGTCAAGTTTGCCCGCAACCCGTTGATTTTGCTGGCTTTTTTCGCCAGCGGGGCGGGGCGGGGCTTCGGCGCAAGTATACACTTTACTATCTATTTTTTTGGTGGTGTGTATACCGGTTATGTAACACAGTGGATAGGCTAAGCCCTTGATTTTATTAGGGTGAGGGCTCGAAATTATCCAA